GCGGGTCACCTACAACAAGCAACTATCAATGGAAGCAAAGAAGGGCAGCGATGAAGCACGGTCTTACTCGCAAGCAAAAAGCGGTGTTTGATTTCATCCGGCTGTACATCAAGGCCAACGGTGTGTCGCCATCAGTGCGCGATATCGCCACCGGCAAGATCGATGGGCATCAGGTTATGTCCGAGCGATCCAGTTTGCAGTCGGTACACCGCATGATCAAATGCCTGGAACAACGCGGCTGGATACAGTCGCTACCAGGCCAAGCCAGATCAATCACGATTTGCGATTAGACCCAACCATGCCATAGGCGATGGCAAAGGCTTGCTTGCGGGGCTTGCCCTCTTTCATCAGCGTCATCGCCTTGGCCGCTACCTTTTTATCAAAGGCTTCTTTTTTCGCTGTCTTTGCCATCATGCTTTCCCCTTGATCAGATCCTTGTCTGCCTTCCGAGCGCCGCCTTTGCCAGAGACAAATGATTTTACCCGGCCCATTGCCCACTGATGGGCTGATACCTTTGGCCGGCTGCCAGATGAATAGTATGCACCAAGCCCCCGACGATAAACCTTGTTGAGGGTAGAGGAGCTGAACCGTCCAGCCCCAGGTATGCTGCTAAATTTTGCCATTACCTTCCGCTCCTTTCCTTGCTGATCCTGTCCATCATGGCCGGCGTCAGCATGCCCATCCGATACAGCCGGCGGGTGCGTTTGATCTCGGCCCTGGTCTTGTCCGGGTTCTTAGATCCGCGGACATACTTGGATGGAAGCCCAGACTTCTTGTCCTTTGGGACGGGCTTGAACTTTCTCATGCTGGCACCTCAAGCAATGACAGACGATCGGATATCCTCTTAGCCCGGTTGGGTGTTTGCTTAGCCCACCGGCTGTCTAAAATCTCTTCGGCCAGGTCGCCCCACTGGTGGTCATTGGCGTAGGCAATAGACCGCTTGAATTTGCTGAAAGTTGGTCGGCCGAGCTGATAACACATATTGGCCAGGCACAACTGGGCCTCTTCAGGAAAGCCATCAAAGTCTTCGAAGATGATGCGGCAGTCATCAATCGTCATCTGGATATCAGCATTGAAACATTCGGTAACCCGCTCCGGTGATACCGCTGTGCCGATTGGCTGGTTGTATTCGGGGTCTGATTCCAAGACCAAATGGCCCACACCCAGCGTAAGCTTCATTTCTGAGCATAGGTATGTTTCAAATCTGACCCCTTCGTCTGCCTCTAAATCTTCACGCAGCTTGTCGATGTTCATTTGGTTAAACCTTTCTGCTTCTCATAGGTGCGGAGCGATCCGATGCCGAGCATGCCGCCAAGGACTGTGAGAAGCGTACCCATGTCGAACTCTGGCAGATCAGGCATATCCATGCCGGCGAACGCTACGCCGAACACAATCAAGTCTTTCAGGATGAAGTGGTACGCAAAAGCTAGCGCACACACCCATCCCACCGCTGGCCTCCACCCCCCTTTGAACAGAGAGCCAGAAGCTGCTTCGGCCTTGTTGATTTCGAGCTGGGCCAGCACTTGTTCCTGGGCATGTTTGGCACCCATCGTCGCAATCTCATGGGCAAGCTTTGCCTTCTGGTCTTTGTCTTCAATGAACTTATCTAGCAGCCCAGTGACCGGGCCAATCAGCGCCTGTATCATTCGTATATCCTTTCCTCTTCAGGATCGACCTGGCGCGGTACGCAGTAGGCGGTCACGCGATCTGCCGGGTCGAGATAGTCCATCGATCCATAGCTGCCGTGCCGCCGGCTGACAGCCGACGCAAAGTAGTTGCAGCGTTCGATCGACCAGAACATCATGTTGCCGCTCTCCAAACGCCGTGCATCGCCAGTTCCGAGATAGACCAACAAGAGGAAAACATCAGCCACACCGCTAGCTTTTCTCCGAGTTTAGCCAGACCGCCAGCGACCCCGTGGCGGCACCAGTGACCACCGAAATGAGGGCGGCCCTTTCAGCAGTGGTTTCCTCAACGGACAGACCGGTGAACCAAAGAATGCAGTAGATATAGACGCCGGTAAAAACCAGCATCATGAATCGAGGCAGTATCTTCAGCTCCAGCATTTTCCGGGCAATGTCTTCAACTGTCATTTCTGGCTGTCCCTGATGGCTTTTAATGTCTCTTGAATTGTAATGTCCTTGCGTGCTTTCGGATCGTACTTGCATTGGTACTCGCTGGGGATGAACTCCAGGTAATCGAAAAACTGGCTTTCAATTGTGTTGTTCTGGCCTCGGAAGATGCAAAGGGTTTGCCGGTCTTCGAGCTTTTCGCACTTCACTTTGCGGCACGTTGTCATTTGTTCTGTCGGTTGTGCAAACGCGCCTCTGATCCACAATCCCCAGATGACGACGCCAATCAGGCCGGCGATAATGATGAAGGCAACTCCAAAGTTGCCAGCTTGCTCCAGCATCTTTTTGCGTCGTTTGATTGCTTTCGCTCTTGCCTTGGCCCGGCCGTCTTTGGCCTCTTCACAGAATTTCTGGTAGTCCCGCCACAGACCTGGGCGGCCCGACAGGATTAGCATTTGCTTGATTTCAGCTTCGCGCTGTTTGATCTCCTCTAGGGCTAGAAATTCTTGTAGGTCATTACCGCCTACGCCCCTTGCGCGCTTTTGATTTCCACGGCGCTGCAACTCTTCTTTTGCAGACATCAGATCGCCAATTGCCTTGCCGGCGCGCATGATGTCGCCAGAGTTTTGCACCGTTTTTTTTATGATTGCGAAGGCCGCATTGGCCGCCGCCAGCTCGGCAAGCACAACTCACTCCCTCGCAAGAGCGCGATCCAGCTTGTCCTCCAGTCTTTGAAGGGAACCGTGGATGGCGTTCATGTCATCGCGCATATCCGACCTGGTGGCGTAGATCACCCGCGTGTCCTGCAACAGCAGATCCAGTCGTTTGATCTCCGAGCTTTGACTGCGAATATAAAAGCCGCCAGCCATCACCAGGATGCCGATCAGTGTGTCAACGATATGCGTCAGGTCCATGTTACTTCTTCTTCGCCGCCTTCTTGGCCGGCGCTTTCTTGACAGCCTTTGGAGCTGGTGCCGCTGCCTTGGGCTTCAGCTTCGGGTTCAGGTCATAAAGATGGGGCATGAAGGTTCTCCCTAGCTTGTTCAATAACTGTTTCATGCGTTTGATCATTGTACAGTCCTACTAAAAAATTAGACACTCTGTGCATCCATTGCTTGCTGGAACGCTGTCTTTACACTATCGCTCCACACGGCGTTGCAGATGCCCTGCACCTCAGTGCTTTCGGCAGAGATGTCTGTGTCAGCCCAAGTGCCGCTTGCTTTAGTGCTGGGCTGCAACACATGCCGATGAAAGCTGCGGCTAATTTCAACGCCGTCTCTCTTGATGACGGTTGCGGTTCGCACCTGAACACTGGTGCCGTTAATCACCTCGATTTTATCTTGTTCTGTTGTTTCAGTAAGTGTGGCCATTTTTATCTCCTATGGATGGACTGTCCGACCCGCACCTCCGGTGGGGTTACACTGAAATGTAAACGCCAGCAAAAATTAATGTTTTGCCTGACATATCCGCATTTTTTACGTTGTTGCCGTCATGCAATCGCAAATCCATATCTGTGGTTGTATTGCCTTTGAGGATGGTAAAGCTACTGCCCTTATCAGAATATCCGACAGTAAACGCTCCATAGGCGTTAGACGGTTGTGTGCCAGCAAACGGAAGCCCCGCTATATTCGCATTACCGCTTGTGTCACTGTTTGTGGGGAAAACTATATATGCCTGTACTGCTACAAGGGTTCCTATTTTACGATATTTGGCAAAGTTGTTGGTAATCGTTATGCCGTTACCTGTTGGCGTCCAGTCGCCCTCCTCTACATCCGAAATCGCATTTGCACTGCCGGTGCCGCCAAGATACAGGTTGCCGCTAAGATACAGGTTTTTCCAGCGATTAGACGCTTCACCTAAGTCAGTATGATTATCGGCTCGTTGTGAGTGGTCCATTGGCAAAATTGCCAAACCCGCACCAGAAATGCCGCTGCCAAATGAAGAGCGTGGGTCAAGGATAAGGTCTGTCGTAACACCAGTTGAAGTACTAATACTTCCCACTGTGGTGCCGTCTTTGCGAGCATCCAAAATCGTACCATTATCTGATTTACGATTTATAAGTGCTGGTATTCCGCCGTTTCTCGTGACTTGAAATTGACCCGACGCAGCCATAGAAGTCCCGGCTACGTTGTTGAAGGCTGGATCAGTGTTTGTTGTACCCACCAGCAGATTTTCACTGCTATCAATCGTGATGGCGGTTGCATCCGCATTTTCC